GGACGCATCTGCCGCTGGGTAGTTGTGAACAAGAAATGATTGATCCGTTTACGGCCTTTGCTATTGCCCAGGGTGCGGTGGCAGGCATAAAAAAGCGGTAGCCCTTGGTAAAGATATACACGGCCTATACAAAGAATTCAGCAGTTTCTATCAAGCGGCAGACACGGTACACCTAGCAAGCAGCAAGGCCAGGATTGCGTCAATAGGAAAGACGGATGCACAGATCAGTTCTCAGGCACTCCAGATCGCGCTGGCATCTAAGGCGCTGCGAGAGCATGAGAAGGAACTGAAGGATATTCTTTTCTATAGTGGCAATGCTCCGGTCTGGGAAGAGATGATGGCAGAGCGCACCAGGATGATTAAAGAGCGCAACACGATGGAAAGAGAAGAGTCAGAGAGAAAGCAAAAGGACAAGGAAGCAAAGGTGGCAATCATTATGAACACACTCTGGATTTCTGGCGCATCCGCTATCGTTGTCCCACTGGTGAGCATCACGTTTAACGTTATTATGAATAGGGGTTTCTGATGATTCCAATTATCGGCGCACTACTCGGCACACTTGCGGAAAGCGGCCTAGGGCTGCTTTCTTCAGCTATTCAGGCCAAAGGTAAGGAGGTGGTCGAGAACACTCTCGGCATCAAGATTCCCGACAACCCTACACCGGCTGACGTTGAGAAACTGCGCGAGTTGCAGTATCACCACGAAGAGCGCCTGATTGAGTTGGGCATTGAGAAGGCCAAGCTGGAGATGGCTGAATTGGAGCTGTACGCAAAAGCGGCACAGGCTGACGCCAACAACATTACAGACCGCTGGAAAGCGGATATGTCTAGCGACTCATGGCTGTCAAAGAACATCCGGCCAATGTCTCTAATTGCCATCTTTACCATGTACTCCGTGTTTGCAATGATGAGCGCCTTTGGATACAATGCCAACGAAAGTTATGTACAATTGTTGGGGAATTGGGGGATGCTGATTATGGGTGCCTATTTCGGAGGCAGAACGGTGGAGAAGCTGGCTGAAATGAGGAGCAGCAAATGAGCATCTTTATTCCCGTTTTGTATATCTGTATGAACGGACATTGCGAGTTCTTACAGCAACTTACCCACTACACCGACAGGCAGCAGTGCATGGCAGCCGTACAGGAAAAGAAACAAGAATACGTCAAGATGGGCGCAAAGGTTGACGTAACTTGCATTGACCTAATTGTTCAAAAAAGGGGTTTGTATGAGTCTTAGTCAAGAACAAGCGGCATTCCTGCTAGATATTTGCAAGCTGATTCAGCACGCCACAGACACAGGTTTCATGGTCACTGGTGGCGAGTTGGCGCGTACACCAGAACAGCAAGCCATTTACGTCAAAACAGGCCGGTCTAAAACAATGAACAGCATCCACCTCAAGCGGTGCGCGATGGATTTGAACTTCTTCAAGGACGAGAAGATCATCTGGGACAAAGCTACCATTGCCCCGCTGGGCGCGTACTGGGAGACGCTACACCCGAAGAACCGCTGGGGTGGAAACTTCAGATCGCTAGTGGACTGCCCACACTTTGAACGGAACGTATGAGCGACTACAGCGGCCAAATCACAACGCCAGCGCAGCCGAATCTCGGCAACCCTGGCGAGGTGTATGACCGCCTGTTCTTCAGCCAGACATTCAGCAACATCGGGAACTACGCCAGCCGCGTAACAAACGCCCTGGGAGCGTTGTTCGGACCGCGTGGAGGCAAGTACCTCAACGCCCCTTATGGCGCGTTCCACGACTCCACAGACCAGGTGGCGGCAAGCACTACCGCTGCCACTGCCATCACGTTTGACACGACCGACTTTAGCAACGGCGTCACTCTATCAAACTCATCCAGATTTAACGTATCGCAATCAGGAATCTACAACGTACAGTTTTCGATTCAACTCAAAAACACCACCAACGATAGCCACGATGTTGACATCTGGTTTCGCAAAAACGGCACAAACATTGACAACTCAAACAGTAGGTATCACCCACCTGCAAGAAAAAGCACAGGCGATCCGAGCCATCTGGTTGCATCGTTGAATTTCTTTACCAGTTTGGTGGCAAATGACTATGTTGAAATCATGTTTAAGGTTGACAATGTCAATGTGACGTTAGAACACTTTGCCGCCAGCAGCACGCCCACCAGGCCAGCAGTACCGTCGGCCATCGTTACACTGTCGTTTGTCTCCAACCTATCGGTGTAATCATGGCACTCATTCCTCTCAAGATTCCCCCAGGCGTTTACCGCAACGGTACTGAGTACCAGGCAATGGGCCGCTGGAACGACTCCAACCTGGTGCGCTGGTTTGAGAACACCCTGCGACCTATTGGCGGGTGGAGAAAGAAATCCACGTCTGCCGTGACGGGTAAGTGCAGAGGTCTTATCGCCTGGCGTGACAACAGCGCAGCACGTTTTGCGGCTGCCGGTACTCATACCAAGCTATTTGCCATGAACGTACTCGGAGTTTTGAAGGACATCACTCCAACAGGGTTTACATCTGGCTCTGCTGATGCTACTGGAACAACCGGATACGGCTTTTACTCATATGGTGATTTGTCCTATGGCACTGCGCGACCTGACACCGGATCAGTACCAGCCACCACCTGGAGCCTGGACACCTATGGAGAGTACCTGGTGGCGTGCAGCAGCACCGACGGCAAGCTGTATGAGTGGCAATTAGGGTTCGCAACACCTACGCTTGCGGCTGTCATCACCAACGCACCCACAAGCTGCGCGGCTCTGCTGGTAACCAACGAGCGCATTATCTTTGCTCTGGGCGCATCCGGTAACCCGCGTTTGGTGAAGTGGTGCGACCAGGAGAACAACACAGTCTGGACGGCGGCAGCCAATAACCAAGCGGGTGACTTTGAACTGGCAACGCCAGGGTCTCTGAGGTGCGGCAAGCGCGTGCGAGGCGTCAACCTTCTATTGACAGACGTTGACGCGCACGTCGCTAACTACATTGGCCTGCCATTCGTCTACAGTTTTGAGAAGGTGGGCAGCGGGTGCGGCGTCATATCAGCGCAGGCGGTAGCGGCCATCGACACTTCCGCGATGTGGATGTCTACCGCAGGCTTTTGGTCCTACGACGGTTTCGTTAAGCCCATGCGGTGCGAAGTTGGAGACTACATATTCAACAATATCAACTACGCCCAGGCATCCAAGGTCTACGCCGTCCACAACTCTACCTATGGCGAGGTGACCTGGTTCTACCCGTCGCTGTCCTCAAATGAGAATGATTCTTATGTAACTTACAACTACCGTGAGGGGCACTGGGCTATAGGAATGATGACTCGCACCGCAGGAACAGACCGAGGTGTGTTCGCCAACCCGCTGTTTGTCAGCACCGACGGTTACATCTACGACCACGAGGTTGGCTACACCTACGACTCGGTGGCTCCCTACGCGGAGTCAGGACCGATTGAACTCGGTAACGGCGACAACGTGATGGCCGTCAGGTCGGTGATACCTGACGAGCAGACGCTGGGCGAGGTTGCCATCTCTTTCACGGCCAGGCTGTACCCGACATCGGCAGAGACAAGCCACGGCCCATTCAGCGCCAAGGCGCCAACCGACGCCAGGTTCTCAGGACGGTCAGTCAAGATGAAGGTCACCGGCAACGTGCTGGACGATTGGCGGGTCGGCGTGATGCGGCTGGAGGCTACGTCGGCAGGGAAACGGTGATGGAGGATTTCTGGCGGTTGGCACAACACATCGAAGCCGCCTTAGAATACTCAGCAGGAACCCACACCCTTGAAGATGTTGCGCAGGGTGTAGAGGAGAACAGATTCCAGCTATGGCCTGGGATCAATAGCGCAGTCATCACGGAAATCATTGTCTATCCGCGACTCAAGAATCTGCACTTTTTTCTTGCTGGCGGCGACCTAGATGAACTCCAAATGATGCGACCACATATCGAATCTTGGGGAAGGCAGATTGGTTGCACGCGAGTTACCTTGGCTGGCCGTAAGGGTTGGGCAAGGACATTTTTAGCAGATGAGGGATATGCCCCGAAGTGGCATCTTCTTAGCAAGGAGTTGTAGATGGCGACAAGAAACCGATACGCTGAAATCATGTCTCAATACAGGCAGTCGCAGCCGTATTCGTTCTTCGGATACCCACAAAGCTACACCGGCGGTCAATCAGGTTATACCGGCGGGTATGACGTGACGCCGTACACGCCATACACTGCACCAGCGAACCGATACGCCGACATCATGGCACAGCCTGCTGCACCTATGGGTGGCGGTGGGCGCGGTGAAAGAGAGGCTCCAAGCGCGTTTTCTCAGATGACGCCAGCAGAACGCGCCGCCTATTACGCTGCAAACCCGATTGAGGGCAGTATTGCGCTGGGTATGCAGGACCTGTTTGGTAATGCTACCCTTTTAGGGAATGCAGCTAAATATTTTGGTAGAGATGGATGGTACGACAGCAGGCTAGAAAAGATGGGAGTGAATCCAACCATTAGCCTGGAGAACCAAAATACGCTTGCTGGCACTTCAATGCAAAATGCGCTTAATGCACTGAATCCTAGCGGTGGGTTTATTAGTACGCCAGACACCCAAGCAGTTCAAAACGCCATAAACAACACTGATTTTTCTGGAATGGATAGGGGAAGCATTTCAGCAGCACCAAGCACACCAGACACTCAAGCAGTTCAAAACGCTATAAACAATACTGACTTCTCTGGAATGGATAGGGGTGGTGGCGGTGGTGGATACGGCGGTGGTGGTGCAGCCACTGGAGGTAGAGACACTGGCGGCGGTGCGCGTGACGCATCAGGCGGTGGTGATCGCGGAACACGCGGTGGCTTTTCGCAAGGCGGCTACGTCTCCATGCAGAGCTTGGGAGGACTAGACCCAATGGGTCCTGATGACGGCTACGCTGCTCTCAAGGATGGCGAGTACGTCATCAACGACAAGGCGGTAAAAAAATACGGTATCGAGTTGATGGAGGCCATTAACTCGGGCAAGATTTCAAAGGGCAAGCTGCGCGGCTTGCTCGAAATGTAAGGAGAAACGATATGTCTAAAGGCGGCGGCAGTACAACTAGCACCACAGCAATTGACCCTGATCTGAAGTCGGCGTATCTACGCAACATCGGCCAAGCTCAGAGCGTAGCCGGTGCGTTGCCGGTACGGCAATTTGCAGGGTTCAATCCTCTGTATACGGCCGGTGAGGAGATGGTCACGAATGAGGCGTTGAACCCATTTACTGGCGAGTCCATCCAGCAGTTTATGAACCCCTACGAGAACGAGGTGGTTCAGCGTGCGTTGGCTGATGTCGGTAGCTCATTGGAGACCCAGCGTCTGAAGGACCGGCAGGCGGCTACAGCAGCACGCGCTTTTGGTGGATCTCGCCAAGGTGTGCAGGAGTCACTCACAAACGCCGCGGCCATCAAGCAGGCTGCTGACACCGCTGCGCAGTTGCGTGCTGCCGGTTACGGCCAGGCGGCTGGTCTGGCTCAGTACGCCAAGGGTGCGAACATCTCTGGCGGCCAGGCAGTGATGGGCCTGGGCGGTGCGCGTCAGCAGTTGGAGCAGGCTCAGTTGGACGCCCTGCGCAACATTGGCCTGGAGAAGCTACAGATCGCCTCCGGCGGCATCAGCACCCAGCTACCCAACCTCGGCATGACCCAGACTCAGCCCTACTACCAGAACCGTACTGCTGGCGCTTTGGGTGGAGCGTTAGCCGGTCAGCAGTTGGGTGGTGCAGCCTACGGTGGCTACGGCGCTGCACTCGGCGGTCTGCTTGGATACTTTGGATAAGGGGAACAGAATGGCCTACCCGTATGACATTTACAACTTGAATCCTAGAAATGTTGCCCCACTAGATTTAACCCAGCAGCAGTTGGAGTTGATTCGGCGACAACAAGCGATGGCTCCTTTCGCCGCTTACACACGGGCAACGCTGCCTGCCCAATCTCGCTACACTTTTGAAGGTATTGCACCAGATGCTGCTGTACCTGACATTCAATATGGCGACCTAAGTTCTGCGCCATCAGGTTCTCGGTACATCAATCAGACACTGTCTGACCAGTATTTGCGTTCAGCGACTGGCAATGCTCCATTAGAGCGGATGTCAGAGCCACCATTGGAAATAATGGAACAAGTTTTTGGCGACCAGCAACCACGCCGCACACTCGGCCTGCTGGGTGATATGTTTGGCGGTGCATCCGCGCTGGACGAGTACATGACGCCGGAGCAACGAGCGCAGCTACAGAACCAGGGCGTCATGGCAGCGGCCATGCAACTGCTTGCATCGTCAGGCCCGAGCCGAGTGCCTGTAGGACTCGGGCAGGCGCTTGGTGAGGCGTATGGTGCTGGTCAGAAGGGCTATACGGCAGCGCAGCAGAATCTGCTCACAAGCATGACGATGAAGCAGAAGATGGACGAGTACAAGCGTCTAAAAGATATTCAAGCACGCATCAGTGGTGCATTGGTTGGAGAAGGCGCTCCGGCTATGCCTGGTGCAGCCATCTCTCCAGAGCAGGCTATCAATGCACCAGGGTTACCCGCTGGCCCTACAGTGGCACGCGCTGCACTGATTGGTACTCCTGGTGCTGCTGCGCCTATGAGCCAGGCAGATATATTGCACGATAGGTACATGAATGCGTCAAACATTGCGGCTCAATACGGTGACACTACAAAGGCCACGGCCTATGCTAATTTGGCAAAGCAAATTCGGCCTACTGACGAGGTGATTGGCGAACCGTTTAGAGGTAGTGATGGCAACTTTTACTCACGTCTAAAGTCTGGAGGAACAATTCCATTCAAGGGTGTATCTCCAATAGACAAGCCAGTCGGTGAGCCGTTTAGAGCTGCTGATGGTAAGTATTACCAGCGCACTGAATCAGGTGGGACTGTTCCATTTAGTGGAGGCACTGTAACGCCAGCAGACAAGCCAGTCGGTGAGCCATTTAGGGCTGCTGATGGTAAGTTTTATCAGCGGACAGAGTCAGGTGGGACTGTTCCATTTAGTGGAGGCACTGTAACGCCAGCAGACAAGCCAGTCGGTGAGCCATTTAGGGCTGCTGATGGTAAGTTTTATCAGCGGACAGAGTCAGGTGGGACTGTTCCATTTA